ATATAAACACAAAAGAAGTGGTAAAAATCTTAAATTAATATTAATATAAAAAAGGAGAGTTAGAATGGATGAGAAGATAAAAAAAGCACTATGGATATCGGAGGACTTGCATAAAGAAATCAAGATATTTGCAATACAAAACAACATGACTATTGAGTCTGCTTCGCAGATGGTTTTAAAGCTAGGTATGGTTTCATATAAAGCGGAGAAAAAGAATGGGTCAAAATAGCAAAGCAGTAGCTAAAAGAAGAGAAGAGTTAAAGAATGAAAAACTAGACAAGCAAATTGCCTATTACTATTTTCAGAAAGGTGCAGGAACACATTACAGAGAAATAAAATACCAAAGTGGAAGGGTTGTAAGGACAGATTTTGATGCTTGACTGGATTCTATATTTAATTGGTGGCTTTGTTGGGTTGTTAGCAATCGTAACAATAGTCAGCGTGGTGGCTGCTATCTACATACTTAATAAATTAGATTAATGGTAAACAGTAGAAACAAAGGAGCAGCATTTGAAAGGGTTATTGTTAATAAACTGAACACTGCTCTTGAATCAAGGGGTATAGAAACTAGAGTCAAGAGAAACCTAGATCAATACCAAACTAAAGGCATGGCTGATATATATTTTGATAAGTTCGCGATTGAGTGTAAAAGATATAAGGAGAGTGCTAAGAAAACAACTTATAAAAATGAATGGTGGCAACAAGCAGTAGAGAGTGCTGGCGATAGCCTAATACCATTACTTATTTATAAATATGATAGAAAGCAAATTATGTGTGTGATTCCCTTGTTCCTGGTAACAAGTGTTGACAAGGCAAATTGGAATTGCACCTATAATTGCCCATTATCAGAATTATGTGAAATTTTAGATGAAGTCTTACAAAAAGCGAATGGATTTAAATAGTTATTTGCTACAGGAAGACTTTGAAGAGTTTTGTAGGCGTGCCTACGAAAGAATCAGCATTGCATGTGATGTCTTTGGCATTACAAATGATGAGGATTATTATAGTTTCAAGGAAAGGTGTTATACCCAACTTGAAGCTGATTACTTAAACAGTATTGATAGAACAATACATTAACCATAGGAGAGTATTATGGATATATTAGGAGGAATGAGTAATTCCACTGAAGGACAGCAAGTTTATCTTGCTTTTAAAACTGCCGATCAACAATTTTTTGTTAATGGCAAAACACCAATTGATTTTAAATACTTGCAGTTAGACCCTGCAACATTTAAAAGTGGTTGGGGCAGATATGCTGGTGAGTATCAGTATGTTTGGGATGATAACTTTGGCAAGGCTAGTACAAAGCCTGGTGATGATTGGAAAAGAGCATTTAGTTGTTGTGTTATGCCACATGGACATGAACACGCATTAATATGGAGTAGATTTACTTTTGCTGAATCTAGTGCATTTAATAAGATATTAAGTAGCTTTTGGAATCAAATGGATGCCAGTAGTGATTCATTGCCTGTTGTTGAGTATAAAGGCTCAAAAGAGATACAGGTTGGTATAGGAAGGTCATCAGAGCTAACTTTTGAGTTCTCTAAGTTTGCACCAAGGTTTGACAATTTTGTTATACCTTCATTTTATGGCAAAGAAGATGAAGAAGTAGAAGATACTTTCAAGAGTCCTAATGATGGTCTTGCAGAAAAAGTCCAAGAAATGGTCGATAAGAATGAATTATCAGATGACGATATTCCTTTTTAAATGGAGCATATTGATTGGCAAAGAATAGCTCCTGATGTTGCAAAGCAACTACTAGGAGAACCTACTAGCACCTCATCTAATGAATATAGATGGGGTCGCAAGGGTAGTATGTGTCTCAACCTATCTGATGGTACATTCTATGACCATGAAGCAGGAGTCGGTGGGGGAGTAATAGATTTAATTAAACATCTAAATCAAGATGTAAATACAGTTTTAAAACAGTTTGGTCATGATCTAGCATTACAGTCTAATGACTCCTTACTAACTGGCTTTAGTGATTCCCCTGTCGCTAAGCCTAAAAGTAATGCTAGATCATTCTCTAGGGAGCAGATGGTTGACTTGTATAGACAGGCAATTGTTAAGCTAAAGTATGCTGATAATTTTATGGTTCTTAGGTTTCCTGAAGGTCATGCAATTAAACAGAAGTATGCTCCCTTTACCCTGGGTATTGATGGCACATGGTCTTTGAAGCGACCTGAGGGCAAATTACCCATTTATTTTAATAATAAGGGTGATGACAAGCCTGTCGTAATAAATGAAGGTGAAAAGGCTCTAAGAGGCTGTGAGGCAATAGTAGGAAAAGAATTAAGTTCTTGTACTTGGCATGGCGGAGTTAATAGTTGGGAAAAAGCAGACTGGACACCTATATTTGGTAAAGAGATTTGGATATTTCCTGATAATGATAAAGCAGGTAAAGAATGTGCTGCTAATCTATTAGAATATTTAAGGAAAAATGGCTGTAGGTCAATAAGAATCATACAACCACCTAAAAAGTTTAAAGAGAAAGATGATCTATACGATGCATATGAAAGAGGAACTTTTAAGTCAGCAGAAGATTTCATTGGCTTTGTCTATAAACAAAAAGAAAAGTTACCAAGTGGTGCGTTCAGATTAAAAAGGGCTGATAAATATATAGCAGAAGTAACAAATCCTGATTGGCTAATTACTGATGTTTTTGAACGTAATAAATTAATAACAGTTTTTGGAGCACCAAAAACAGGCAAATCGTTTATTGCAATTGCAATGGCTTGTGCTATAGCAAGAGGAACATCTTTTTATGGTTATGCTACAAAAAAAGCACCTGTAGTCTACTTGGCTGGAGAGGGAGTTGCTGGGGTAAAACGCAGATTAGCAGCACTAAGCCAGTATATTAAAAAACAAGATAAGACTGGTAATGACAAGGGATTAGAAGAAGTGCCTTTATTTTTATCAAACAGAGGTAATAGAATTAATGAGCCTGAAGAGTATCAAAAGTTAGAAGACGAGATAAATTTGCTTAAAGACGAGATTGGAGGAGTGGGTTTAATTATATTTGATACGTTTCAAAGAAACTTTAGTGGTGATGAAAATTCTGCTCAAGAGGTCAATAAGTTTATTAAAGCCGCAGATCAGTTGGTTCAAGACTTTGATTGTACTGTTTTGCTTGTTCATCATACTGGTAGAGGTAATACAGGAAGAGCTAGGGGTAGTTCTGTTCTTGATGCATCTATAGATGGTGAGTTTTTGATTGAAAGGAAAGATAAGACAGTTGGCGATAAAAAAGAAATGTTTGTCAAGATGAAACAAACCAAGAATAAAGATGGAATGGGAATGACTGATAAGAATTTTATTTTCCACGAAGAGACTGTTATTGGTGAGGGTCTAAATGTTACTTCGGGATTACTAATTGAGACTGAAGATGATGGTTCTGATGAGGATTTTCAAGATGCTGTTAAAGAAGCAGAAGACAAAAAGATTGCTTCTTTAATGTATTTTTTAGCAAAAGATAAGCCAAAACCTGAAGAAGAATGGTTTACAGCAGATGATTTTGGCCACCATGCTGTTTATAACACTAGTGGTAAGGAAATTAATCGTGATTCTATAAACAGATCGTTCCAAAGATTAGAAAAGGTTGGAGTTGTTATACATGCCAAAAGAGATAAAAACACTGTAAGAAAGATGGGTTACAGGCTAGTAGACTTTAGAATATATGATGATTATGAGTTATCTAATGGATAGAGTGTGTGAGTGTGTGTGCGAGTGTGTGTGTGTGTATGAATACATTATTTGAGTGTGTGTGTGTGTAGTAGTCCGTAGGACTACACACATGCACACTTAAATGTATAAGCACGGAGGATATATATGAGTAATTATTATGATGAGGCTTTAAAAGATAAACTTAAACAATTAAGAATCTTAGAAGCAGAGGCTAATGTTAAATGGGGTAACTGGAAACGTATCTATAAAATGGTGGGCGTAGACTTTGAGATTAAGTTTTTGAAAGCAGAACAACTATTAAAAACATCTTTGCAAAAAGATACGATCAAAAAGCAAATCAGTATGGTTGATATGATGATTAGAGCCTATGAACAACTAAACATCAAATGTGAAGAAAGTGGTTACATTATGATTCAACCAAGTGCTAGGTGTTTTACCTTTGATAAGAAAACTGCATTGATATGTGATACTGATGAAGAGAAGCCAGTTTTAGAGCTAATACATAAAGACGAAAAGGATATTATGGTATTTAGTATTGAAGAACTGCTTAGGTGTATACCCCAGGATTTTATGAGAGCAAAAGAGATACTAAGCAAATTAGATAAATCTGTAAATTTTCAAAGGATAGATTATGACTAAGTGGCATGGTGGCAAAGGCTCAAAAAGGCGTAAGGAAGATAAAAAGAAAATAGATGCAAATTGGGAATTAGCATTTGGGAAAAAGAAAAAGGAGAAAAAAGATGGCGATAAAACTAAGACCTAGTGCTGTTGTTAGAGACAGAGCAACAGGTAAGACAAAAACAGAACATTACTATCTAAAGAGTATGACAGTACAAGAACTGAATGATTATATTGAATCCTCTAGTGCTAAGAAAAAAGTCATACAGAAATGTAAGAATGAACTAATTAGGAGAAAAGTATGAATGACCCAGTAAACCATCCGAAACATTACTTACACAAAGAAGGTGGTGTTGAATGTATTGACTACATAAAGCAACAGTTAGGTGCAAATTTCCCCGCATATCTTGAAGGTAATGCTATAAAGTATTTACATAGACATAAATATAAAGACTCCAACATCCAAGACTTAGAGAAAAGTATTTGGTATATTAATAAATTAAAAGAACATTATGAGAACCTGTAATGAGCAATAAACCGCAAATTGATGTTTCGCAACTTAAGAGGCAAATCGATAAAGGCAAATCACTAAACGAGGTGGTTATGTCTCTTGGTAAAAGCAAATCGACTATTTTAAAAGTTGCTAACGAGAATGGTTTGAAGTTTGATAAAAAGTCTCCTTGGGCAAATTTGTAATTAAGGCAAATTTAACATTGAGGCAAATTTAGGTTTAAGGCAAATTTCATAAAGGCAAATTTATAATCAAGGCAAATTTATATTTAAGGCAAATTTAGTATGAGAATAACAGTAAAAGATAATCTCAAAGATTTAAGAAAACAATTAGACAAAGACTTAAACAAAAGAGATTTTAATAAGATTATGGCAAGAGCTATGAATTATACAGGAGAGAGGGTTGTAAATGCTGAAAGGTCACATCTTAAAGATAAGTTAGATAACCCACGTCCACAAACAGTTAAGTCTGTTGTTATATCTAACTTTGCCAAACCTAGAAGCAATAGATTAGCTACAAGGGTTATTGTTAAAGATTGGGCGGTTAAGTTTTTGCATTACATATACACAGGAGAAAACGAACCTGCAAGAAGGCAAAAATACGCCTCACCAACTAAAGATGGAGAATACAAGAAAGGCAAATATGGAAACATAATGAAGCTATCTGCAAAAGGTGGTTTATTGAGTAGAGTTGATAAAACAAAAGATTCACAAAGAAAGGGTTCACGTTTCCAAGGCGTACCTAAAGGAGAAGGTTCTAAAACTTATGGTATATGGGAAAGGCAAGGTAAAAAGGGTAGAGAAGGTCTTAAATTGCTTGTAGCCTTTACTCCATTTATTAAGCATAGAAAGTTTATTGATTTTTATAAGGTTGGAGAAAAAGTTATTAAAAGCACCTTGCATAGAGAGATCAACAGACAATTCGCTAGACACTTAAAAAGATAAAGGCAAATTTACCATTAAGGCAAATTTACCCTTACCGCAATTTAGTCCTCCTCTCCTATTATTTCTAAAATTACTTTTTGAACTCTTTGAGCCTCATAAACCTCATGCCCTAAAAACGATATATAACCATAATCAGGTTCAGGGTCTTTGCGAAACTCCAACAATTCAGTATCAAACCTATCTAACCTCTCGTTAAAGATGCTATCAACTTCGTACTGTATGCTTTTAAGTTTTTCTATTATTTGTTTTTTAGTTAGACTCATCACACCACTCCTCATATTTAAGATTATATTTAGTACAGAATCCTTGAAAGGCTAAATGGTCTTTTGCTGAATACTCATGCTTATCACCTACATAACAAACAAACTTCATAAGATCGATGTAGACGCAAATTCTTTTTTTATAATCATCTGTATCTACTTCTACATAATCTTTTGCAGTACAAGAGACATTGCCACCTACAAGGCAAATCAAGTCGCTTAGAAACCAAGCGTCCCACTCTCCCTTATGATCTCCCATGCATTTATCATCAAAGCCAATTTCATATATTTTTTCTTTACTCATTTGTCTTGCTCCTCTGTTTTTATTTCATCTACTAAATCCCATACTTCGTCAATAGCTTCTTTAACTTCTATTGAACAATCATCAATAAGATTATCTAAATTACTCATAGCTTCTCTTAATTTATAATATTCTTTAATTGTCATTAGTCTTGCTCCTTTGTTATACCTAAATCTGCTAATTCTTCCTTACTCCAGCCTTCGTAGTAATAAATTAAAAGTTCATAAGCCAATTCTTTTAGCTCATCTTCTTCTTCAACTCTTTTTCTTGCATATTCTTCTAAGTTCATTAGTCTTGCTCCCTTGTTTCTTTTTGTTCTTGCATGTGTTTGATTATTTCAATTAACAAATCATCAAAATCGTCTTCATGGTATTTGTCTAGTAGTTCTTCAATCATTATTCTTGCTCCCTTATAAGTGTATCTGTATTAGTCCATGAGCTATGAATAGTTTTCTCTTCTAAGCCTAGCGGTTGATCTTGCCATACATTTACTATTTGCTCGTTGGTTGAATTGTCTACATAGACTGTTATATCTCCCATAGTTATGTATGCACTATGAGTTGATCGTTGGTCTATTTTAAAATCGTGCCACCCCATAATTTGAGATAACTCTTTTTGTTGGTTTTTATTTAATGGTTTCATGTTATTTAACTCCTTACTTTTATTTAACATAAACCTATCATATATAAAAATATATAAATACACAATACCTAAATGCAAATTTATTTTTAAGGCAAATTTAAGATCAAGGCAAATACTGTTTTGATGCAAATACTGTTTTGATGCAAATACTGTTTTGATGCAAATTTATAATCAAGGCAAATTTATAATCAAGGCAAATTTATAATCAAGGCAAATTTATAATCAAGGCAAATTTATA